CGGACGACTCAACAGTCACAGACATCTGCCGGCCACGGAACCGCACAGTGATGTACTGCGAGGTCGAGGTCATCAGGTATGGACCATAAGTCGTCGGCGTGTCGCCAGGATAGTCGATCACATTGAATGTGATCTGCACCTGCGCGCCGCTCGTGCCCGCGTAAGTGCCCCACTTCATGTCAGGAATGATCTGGTCGACGAAGGCGTAGTCCTCGCCTTGGGCGATGTAGAAATATCCAGTAGTGAATGACGATGCAAGCGGCGCACCATCGGCATCGTTCGTCTCTTCCTGCTGGTAGATGATGGAGGTCGGGGTGGCAGAGATCGGATTGCCGAGCACAGTCTGGTCTATCCATGCCGAGCGCGCGATCGCGCCGTAGTCCCATGGCGCTCCAGGCTCAGTCATGTTCATCTTGACGTAGGAATCACATTCTCCACTAGTGCTTGCCAGAGAAGGATATAAGAAGCCCACCTCATTAAATGGAGTATTTGGCATTGCCCGAACATTCTGGGCAAATGTCTTGTTGAAATTTTGATATACAGCATCCCATACTGGGCACGGAACTACGTGCACGCCCCCACCATCATAAGCGTAGAAATTTGAGACTCCCATCCAATACATGCCCCCACGCATTTTAATGATGGAATGCCTGCCTGCCGCCCCAGCACCTGCTCCTATTTGGGTAAATCCATATACGTCTGGTTGACCTATATAGTTCATGGCCCACATATCGAGATCGGTCCAAATGTAATTTTGATTGGCAGATCCAGCGACACCCGCACGGATTTCCGATCCTATCGGAATGCGAAAACCCCCAGAGAAATTGGTGTCTGTAGGGTTCCAATCAAAAAAGTCTTGAGAATTAGACCATTGAATCCACATAGGATCTTGATGGACGCCTATCTTCTCGACGACTGACGATCCATAGGCCACTAATATTTGCTGCGATGTCGAAACAAATATTCCTGAATTGAATATTGGACCAGAAGATACGAGTGACAGATTTTGAAAGCCCCCTGTAGGATCATAATAATATATTCCACCATTAGCTGGGCAACCTAAAACCAATTGACCCCAATTATCAGAGGTCCAATCTGTCGCGGTAATCGGTATACCTACTTGAACCGTAGGTGCTACCCCGGAGCCATATGCTCCCACCCCATAAGGGCCAATTCCGTATCCCGTACCTCCCGCAGGAGGACCTAAAGCTATATAATAGACTAACTGCGCTTTCCCCGCATTCATAGATACTGTCGCAGCAGACGTTGCCAATGCATTCGCCTGGATAGAGAAATTATCAGCATCTACGATGGCTGTGGCAGGGTAAGTTCCAAAAACGGTTATACCGCCTACACTTGTAGGAATTGAGAACACTACTTTGTCACCAACCACCATTCCGTGCTTGATTAACTTCACATTTACAATGGCGCTATTTGTAGATGTTGTGAATGCAGGAACAGTTCCTGCATTATTAACAGTTGAAGTTGCAGCAGTCTGAGCCTCTATCTGATAGGAGTTAGCTCCAACTATTAATGTAATAGGATAAAGACCAGATAAAATTATACCACCCACCGAAATAGGGGTGTTGAAGAACACCGAATCAAATGTGGTGACATTTGTGATGTTCGTATCTTTGATGGTAACTTTTTTTGTATTTATTACGGTCGAGAAATTAGGAGTAAAATTGGATGTGATAGTTTGAGGGGTAATATCTTGAAGGTTCCCCGCAGTAATAACGCCAAAAACAGTCGTCGTCCCAATAGATAAATGATTTACAGAGTTTAAGTCTTGCCAAGCATGTAAGTCCCTTGGAACACCACCTACCGCCAAAGAATAAAACTTAGTCCAACCACCATATTTTTGGGCAAGGGAATCCTTAAACCTAATGAGTTGGCTTTGTGAAATCCCAGCTTCATTTAAGGTTGGTGTCACATCAACTGAAACGCCAGGACGTAATTTTACTTCTCCGAACGACATTATTACCCCACTCGAATCAGACGAATGCCACTCACCACTCCAGGGGGAGAGTTAGGTATATTAGCTCCAGCACCTACAGATGCATTAGAGATAGTGATGCTGGTGGTATTTAAATTTGTGATACCTCCGGCGGTTGAGGCAATAATAGCGGCTCCACCACCATTATTCCCACCTAAAGCAGGTTGAGTATAACTATGGGCATGTCCTGGATCATTTAATGTATTGTTATGTGTATGCGCCGGTAATTGTGTTGGACTAGTAAGAACTATTCCGTTGACACCACCTGAGGCAAATCTTGTATTTCCATCAATTCCCGCACCTGCAGTAGTTAGTCGACCCGTTCCATCATTTAAATAAAACCCAGTCCGACCCCGGAAATCCGGAAGAGTGGTGGTACCAAGTTTAGTATTTAGATATGGGTATGTAACCGCACTAAATGTGGTTCCATTACAAAGTAAATATGGTGGTTTGGTACAGGATGTTATCCATGCGGGTACTGTAGCATCTGCTAAATCAAGGTATGATCCAACCGGAGGAAGGCCGACAAACCTGACATTCGTACCATCATTATAGATATTTTGCTGAGACCCCTGATCTATTGCGATTATCTCACCTGCACCAACAGCGCGGAATGTAACAACAAAATTACCTGTTGTGAGGTTCTCTATAATTACCCTCCCCGGAAGGGGTAGTGTAATCTGCGCTGAACTCGTGAGGGCTCCAGTAAATCTTATTATAGCATTTTGTGACTGTGTAGGTCCCGCAGATGGTGTAATTGTCCCTGTTGGGGCACTTAATGTAAGCGCTCCCCCTGAGACACTAATTGTCTGAACACCTGCCATAAACCCATCGATAGATGTGAAGTCAGCATTTAATGGCACATCCCAAGTATCAACATTACTACCATGCAGCGGAACTGCGAGAGCTATATTAACTGTTGTCGGATCTGCCACTGTACTATCCTATAAATTAGGTGCGAGGAGGTGTAGCAATTGGAGAAGGCTGACTTGGGCTCCAACCTTCAGATGTGAATTTCTTCCTGGCCTCTTCAACCATCGCTGATTTAATCAGATCTTCGTAATGCCCCTTCCAATTCACTGCTTGGGCTGGATTGTCTCCAGAGGCACTAAAGTTTTGTTGGTATGCCGCCGCATAAATCATAGAAGCCGCAATCAACAAATCAGGAAGGTATGTTGATATGAACGTAGTTTGATTTGTCGACGACAAGGATGGAGGTCTTTGTGTACCTGTAATCTCTAATGTGTATGCCGCATTAGGCCATGGAGCTAAAACAGCAGTTGATTGAGTCACACGACCAAAATATTGCGGGATTCCAGATCCAGTTGAATTTGGAAAAAGGAAATCACAAGTTTCTTTGGTGGTCGGAGTAAGAGGATATCGAGTTCCAGCTTCAGGATTTGTTGTTCCAGAAGGGCTAATCACATTGATGGATTCGACAACAAAAAAGGCATTGCTCCAATTTATCTGCCGGGTATTTATTGCAGTTACAAAAGAAGAATCGGTAATTACCGCGCCTAAGAAATCTAGTTCTCGGCAAATCCTTTGCTCTGCATCATCAATCATACTCGGCAGTATCTGCTGATAATTGGAGTCGGTAACTCCAATATCCATCAGGTTAGCAATAGTTGCCGTATATGTATTATATGTTAGGGACATTAGTTAAATCCGTATTCTGCAATCAAAATACCTGATCCACCAACGCCGCCCGCACTACCTCCTGTTCCCGCCACCCCACCGGCGGCAGTAGTTCCAACAGTATAGGTATAGGAGGCCGCTGGAGACTGTATAAACGCTGTACAGGTTGCACCGGCGCCGCCGCCTGCACCTCCATTGCCACCCGCACCAGCGCCACAATAAGTGGCACAGGAACCGTCATTCAGGTTGATACTGGAGCGGGGCTTACCGGTGGTCCAATTGTCACTACAGGCACGGTTAGTTTGGCCAATATCGCCAATGGAACAGTTCTTGCGAACACATCGGGTGGTGCGGGTGTCCCTATAGCGACAATCCCATCTGTCGTTTTGGATGTTATAGGCTCAACAACGGGAAATATTCTTTATCGGGCCGTTGGCGGTTGGCAGGTTTTAGCTCCTGGAACCAATGGTCAAGTCCTAACAATGGGAGCCACCACTCCTGCGTGGGGAAGTGCAGGAACGGTAAGTAATGTGACTATTTCGTCTGGTGCAGGAATCGCTGTCACTGGAACATGTAATATTTCAACAACAGGTACTTGCACCATATCTGAGAATAATTCGATGGGTGCAGATAAGTATCAAGTAAAGACTTCTGGTTCTGGGACTATCACAACCCCAACAGGAGCTGCATGGGCCAAGTTTACGTTGGTAGGAGGAGGTGGTGGTGGTGCTGGGGGTGGAACTGCGGCCGGTGGCACAGGAACAGCAGGAAATCCTACCTGCCTTAATACAGCAGGAGCTGCATGTACTACGCCAGTTTATCAAGCTGGAGGTGGCGCTGGGGGAAATTGGACAACGGGTCTTGGTGGTGCCGGTGGTACTGTAAGTGGTTCAGGGACGTGCATTGATAGTATCGCCGGTGGATCCGGTGGTCCGGATGGATTAGGTACAGATGCGGGTATAGGTGGGAACTCAACAAGGGGCGGGGCTGGAGCAAGATCTTACGGGAATGTTGTAGGGGCCTCTGCTGCAGCGAATAGCGGTTCCGGAGCACAGGGCGGTGGCGCTGGTGCGGGTGGCAATGGAGGTGCAGGCGGCGGCGCCGGTGCAACCTG